CCGGCTTCTCCAGATCATTATCTTTTCTTGTTATCTCGAACCCAAGTAGTTTAACCATATTATAATTTTCCTTTTCGATTTAACTTAGTTAGTATATTATGTAGTCGTATCCGTTTCGAAGTATTGGAATTGGAATGTTACATCAAATTCTTCAATAGCGTCATTAGTAGCATAGCTCAAATCAATACTTTGTAAAGTAATTGGAAACAATCCTCTATAAGTGTATGACTTTAGAGTTGAACCGTTTCTGTCTAACTGGTCAATAAAACCGTCAACTTGATAATCAGCAGGATTTGCGATACCTTCGTTGTCACTCATATTGTTTATACCATTCATCCATCTTTCAAACGCTCTGTACAATTTAAAGTCTGTATCATTTATTACTTTAATTGTCCATGGATCAAAAGTTCGATCCCCAGCGATATTAAGTTTTCTTCCTCTAAAATCAATAGGTATATTACCTATTGTTTGTCCAGGTATTGCAGTTGATTTACATAAAAACGCAAGGTCAGATGTTTCACCACCAACAGAAGCGTAACCAGGAAAAGGTAAAGTTACCTTAAACTGATTGGCTCTTGCTCCACCACCTCTTAAACGAGATTTGAATTCATTTATATTTGGCATTTTATTTTATCTCCTCTCTATTAAGATCCTGCGACTTCAGAAAAGGCAACGCCTGATCTAGTAGCCACAAAGTTAAGTTGAATGAAATTGATAGAACGTGCAGGTTTGATAAAGATATCAGCTCTGAATTCGTTTCTATCGATAACGTCTGAAGTATTATTAGTGTCGTCACAAACTACTGAAAAGTCTGTAAGACCTCTACGACCTTGTACATCTCTTAAAAAAGGTTCTACTAGATTTCTAAATTGTGCTCTAGTGAATTCGTCATTGAATTCAAATAGTTGAAATTTAGCAGCAGTAGAAACAGCCTTTTCTAATACGATAAACAATCTTCTAACATTTATTCTGTCAAAAGCACTAGGTTTAAGTGAAGCAGTCTTGTCGCCAAACAATACAGTACCTTGTCCAGGAAATGACACAACAGGATTTACTCTTGCCTTATATAAATCATCTCTTTGAGTTTGGTTTGGATTGAATGCTAATTTAACTGCACCTCTAATCTGACCTCTATTCATTCCGCCTGGTGAAAACCATGCGTCTGCAACGCTGTCAGTTCTAGCACAAAGACCAGCAGTATCTCCGTTAAGAGGTACAAATCTGTAAACGTCATTGTATCTATCGTACATATATTTGTAACCACTATCGATTACAGCATATGATGTTGATGGTAAACCATTAGCAAAGTCTTTAACATTTTTAGTTTGTGTAATTGCATTAGCAACGCCTACAACGTCTGCTCTCGCAGGTGATATGAAAGCAACACAGTCTTTTCTAGCTGTTGCAATATCCATAACAGCAGTTGCCTTTGTATCTCCAGTAGCGTCAGCAGCTGTTTGAGAAGGACCACATAGTAATAAACTTAAATCAACATTTTCAGTATCATTAAATTTCTCGTATGCAGTAGCGATCTCAGCGTTAGTAGCAGTAAAGTCATCCGTACCACTTGCAAGTGAAGTACTAGATATTACAAATGCATCCCCAACAGAATTATCAAAAGTTGTTCCTGTTTTAGCAAGACCGTCTGATAAAGTTGCAAGATGATCTACCCAATAAATAAATTTAGATTGAGCGTAGATTACATTTGGATAATAGTTACTTGCACCATTAGAAGTCTTAGCGTCATGAGCTTGTGAAACACCTTCAAAAGTTTCTAGGATTGTTCCAGTAGTTCCTGAGATTGCACCGTCTTCATCTATGACTGCAATATGCATTTCATCTAATGAACCGCCGGCAGCAGATACATCATCTGTTGTTGTTGGAGCAGTTGAAAAGTTGAAATAATATTCCCAATGTCTTAGCATTTTAGCGTCATCAGCAACAGCGTGTCTTAAACCACCCGCTTCAGTATTTCCTGTAGCAGGATTGAATCTTGCGATTGTTAAAACGTGAGTTGAGATTGCTGTTATTTTGTAATAAAATCCAGAAGGTGCACCTGAAGCTGAAGGTGTAGAAGTAGCATCTCCAAATTCTAGTATGTCACCGACTTGCATTAAACTACCATCATCAACAGTAATTGATGTATCTCCGATAGAAGCAGAAGCGTCAGCAACTAGGTTACCACTCATTGAATGTGGACCAAAAGCAGTTGAGTTAGGACATATAGAAATCTTTAAACTATTTCCTAATGTTCCAGCTTCTCTTGCGATAAACGGTCCTATGTTTGTAATTGAACCAGCACCAGTAGATGTGTAATAAGTGTCTAGGTAGTCAGTTGTATTTTTTACTAGGACAGCAGTACCAGTTGAAACAGCATTAACACATCCTGTTATTGGTCTTACTACCTTCAGATTGTTTCCGTAACCTAAAAAGTTTGCAGCACTAAACCATTCTTCGAAGTTATCTGCCGTTGGTTTCCCAAATATATCGGCTAACTCTCCTTCAGATGAAACAGTAGTAATCTCATCAATTGGTCCTTTAGTTGCTGTAATAACGATTCCGCCAGAAGATGTAGATACTGCTGGTACGATATTCGTTAGATCCTTTTCAGTCACATTAACACCCGGTGATACTTGAAAAGCCATGTTTAGTTCTCCTTAATATTAATATTAATTTGTATTAGTTATAACCCTTTTATACAGATATTTATATATCCCTACATCTATACTATTCACCCTTACGGTAAGTCACAGGTTGCCATAACTCACCTGCGTCATCAAAATACCCATTATCTAACCCTTCGGGATCGTCTAGTCCGTTATCTATGAATCCAAATGGGGCCATGTCTGCCTCAATTGCGTTCTTTTGATCTGTAAACATTTGACCTCTAACATCTACATTTGTTAATTCTTTGAAATATCTTTGATTGGCAACCCAAGAAAATATAACTAGACACATTACTAAATCATCATGAGCGCCTGTTTCAGCCTCAAAAGATTTTCCTTTTGATATGAAAGTTGACAGTTCGGCGATAATATCAAAGTCATTAATGACTAACTTATCACCTTCTATCAGACTTTTCAGATTTGAAGTTCCGATTTTTTTAGTACCTTTAGTCATTCGTATGCCTAGTTGATTACCTCTTCCGCTGAAACCTCCACCTAATACTTGACCTGCTCTACCTCGTTGTGTAACCATCATCATGTTATCGTATTCTAGTTCGAATTGCATTGCGTCTGCTACTTGTTGACCTAAATCGTTAATCTCTATTAATACATATGCCTTGTTATAATGATCTGCTACTTTCTTTAATATGTTAGGAAACACAATGGGTTTAATATCATTGTTTCTATACTTTGCGACAATCTTATATGGCGCCTGCGTTGAATCTATAACTATGAAAGCAGAGTAATCATTTTGAACACCTCTTGCTACGTCAACTGTTATGACATAGGTGTGATCTTTGATAGGCAATTCATAGACATCTAGTCCGCCTGGACTTCTTTTTGGGTCTATGACAGCCATTGTCTTTAATTTTTGTGCATTGATAAGTGTATCAACACTACCTAAGAATTCACATTCAAACTCGGTTTGAAACTGTGACTCACTTGTATTTTTTATTGTTTGTTCTTTCCATGCCTCATCACGACCAGGTACTTCTGACCAATGTACTTCAATAGGTGTAAAGGTACTTTTCTTATTAACAGCATCCATCCACATCTTATAAAACATATTCATTCCATGAGGTGTAGATACAATCATAACCTTTGATGACTTACCAGATGATATTGTAGGATATACTGAACTAAAAAATTCTTCGGCAATGTTATTGGGCACATAGGCAAACTCATCTAAGAATATAATGTTAAAGGTACTTCCCCGAACAGCACTAGAAGATGTACTCGCCGCAACGATTCTACTTCCGTTTTCTAATTCAAGTGATCCTTTATTCCAGTTGAGTACGCCTTGTTGCATCCACTTAGGCAAGTATTCGTAAGCAAGTTGCAATCGACCTAGTAAATCTCTTGCCGTAGAAGATTTGTTGGCGAGTATTGCAACGTTCACATTATCGTTAAACAAAACGTAATGTAAGAGGTAGGAGACAATGATAGTTGACTTTCCACTCTGTCTAGGTAATTTACATATCGTAAACCTATTGTCGTGAAAAGTATCTACCATCTTCCGCTGAAAGTCATACATCTCAAAAGGTACAAGACCTTTATCGATTGTGACAATTTTTAAATAGTGTTCTATAAAATATTTAGGATTTTCAAGACACTTCATCACTTCATCTACTTGTTTAGGAGTAAATCGTGATTTAGTGTGTGCCTTTTTTAAATTGGGATTACCTAAGTATTGATCCATAATTATTTTTTATCTTTATTTTTCTTTATCATTTTTTGTAGTTCAGTTGTTGATCCTACAAATAAAGCATTAGTGACGTTCTTAGGACCATCGCCCTTAACATCTTTAATTTTTTTAAGTTTATCTTGCAAGTCTAATAGATTCTGTGCTAGTTCGCTTTGAGTTTTGATTAACTGACCTGCCACTTCGTATGCACGAGGATGCTCACCTTCTTTTGCCAATGCAAGTATTCCGTCTATTGCTTCGTTACCTTTTTCTAATAACTTATAGAGTTCTCCTCTACCAGTTTCAAAGTCTGTTTCTACTTCGGCATTTTCTGGCACGACTGCAGGAACAGGTTTATCTTTTACTATCTCTAAAGGATTCTTTTCTTCTTTTGATTCTAGTACTTCTTCGGCGATGTTTAGTACTTCATTTAACTTATCGTCAATATTACTCATTTTAAAAACCTTCTGTTATTATTTATCTTCTCCAGTTGACTCATCATAATTCAAGCCATCATCAAAAAATTCTAGTGTGTCTGTGTATGTATAAACATCATCTTTATCAGCACTTGTAGGATTAGGTGTAACTGTAACTCTTTCACTACGAGATGGACTTTTTGCTTGTAGATCAGTATATAGATCGGCAGATACTTTAGTTATAATGGCAGTTGAACTAACTGGTCCATATAGATATATTTTTGCAGTAAATTTTAGTGTGTAGATAATTCTTCTTCTATCTGTTAATGCGCCTGTATAAGTATCTTCATAATCAACACTCTCTAATATAAAAGGTATATCTCTTTTTGTATCCATAATGTCTTTATCAATAATCATAGTCACCGTATAGTCTGGTTGAAAGTACGGAAGTATTTGTTCTATGATTTGTAATCCATCATCCGAAGTTGCAGTAAATACATTTAACTCAAAACCTACATCATAAGGTACAGGAGAGTGTTGTGTATATAATTTCTTTGCGTCACCTGTAGCATTTTTTGCTACACTAACTTTCTGATTCTTATTTAACTTACGAGAAGGATCATAACTATAACTGTTCACATCAAAGGACATACGAGGTAGAGTAATCGCCACACTTGAATCCGATCCAGTTAAATTTGCATTTTGATCTAGTCTTGCAATAAACTTTTCTTTAGGTGCATATGATAGAGGCACTCTAATTTTTTGTAAAGGATTCCCGCTAGAATCCAATCGTCTGATATTAATATTATTAAATATCGTACCGAAAGCAATTACAGTATTTCTTATTGATTTATGGTAGAAGTGTTGTCCAAACATTATTGTCCTTTATCTGCTATCTTGCCAGAATTTATACCTTTTTTAATTATATAATCTTGTGTACCATTCGCACCAGTAGTCACTTCTTTTTTAAGACTTCTACTTAATTGTATTTCTTTTTGTTCTCTCAAAGCTTTACGGTGAAAGTCCGCTAGTTGTCTATGTCTATCTCTTTCCATTAATAATCATCCACTTCCCCGAAAGGGTTTCTTTCGCTAAAATCTAATATATCATCTTCTGTTGATGATGTATTTGTACCTGCGGCAGTTTCAAATGCCTTACCTTGATCGACAGGTTGTTGTGTTGCCATTGTAAAGTCTTCATTGATAAGATAGTTAATATCACCTACATCACTCTCTAGTGTAATCGCACCAGTAGCAGATGTACCAGTTTCTAAACTAAATTGAAAGTTCATTGTATCAGTTGACAATGCGTCTTCGGTAGCATCAATCTCTGCAATACCTGTATCAACTCTCTCAGAGCTGTATTCCCATTTAGTACAAGATAATTTGTAAACAGGTAAAGCACTTTGTTGATAGAAAGGTTGTTCGTGTTCAACAAACTGTATCTCAAAGAATGCTTTTGTTGTAGGAAAATAAACTAGATCACCTTCGTTAGGTCTTAATGTAGTTTGTAAATCACTATTGTTAGATATCAAAGTTTCCCATCTCAATTTAGATACAGTAAACTTAATATCATCTCTTAATTCTAAACCAAACTTCTTGATTATCTCTTGTTCACCCATGTAACCATCTGTGTTGTCAACATACATTTCTATAATGTACGAGTCATCAAAAGATGAAGCAGGGTCCTCACCGAAGATAGTATCTTTATTTGCTATCTTTCTCGGTAGGTAATAAACATCTTGACCATATATCTTAAGCTGTTCTATAATTAAGTCTTCGTATAGTCGTTGCTCAGATGTAGTGCCAGTGCTAAAATAAGTGTTAGTCGGCATTTAGTTTTTATCCTTGTTGCATATGTGCAGGTTCTTCATAATTTGATCTAATTTCTTCTTCAAGTTTTTGTTGTTCTGCTATTGCCGTTGAAAATAATTCAGGTCCATTAAGTGTAACTCCACCTAACATTGCTGTACCATTGAATTTGGACAAATTTTGTCCCCATTGTCTTTTAATTAATGTTGTTGTATATCTCTTTAAATAGATATCATCAAACATATCTGTGTATGTTGCAGGATCTAATCTACGATAAACTTCCATAATTAAATATTCACCTGCTGTTATATCAGTTGTCCAATCTTGGTCAATATATAATTTGTTTGATAAATGATTAAATCTCATTGGTTTTTCTCCAACTAATATATGATCTAAAAAGTCTAAATGTTGCATTGTCATTTGATAATGAACAATACTTGTAGATGAAAAATCGTATAGATCATTTAATCTTAATTGATATCTAACATCAAACATATTTAAGTTTGCTCTATCAGATAATGGAAATATATTAACAACAGATATAACTGTTGAAGGAACTATAAGAAAGTTATTTCCTTGTTTCCATGAAGTAGTAACTGAATTTGATGTTACTGATTCAGTAGTGTCTGTTGTCATACGAGTGACATCATCAGCAGTCACCTGATATTTTAAATACATTCTTTCAACACCATCTGTATGATATTGACAAAAGTATTGTACTGCCTCATCTATTCTATCATCTACTTGATCGTCATCAACATTTATGTCAATTACAGGTTTACCTAATGCTCTTAGGCAGTATTCTTTTAATGTATCTTTTGTATTTGGTACGGCCATAATTTTTTCCTTATAATACTATTTAGTTATCCTAATGCGACTGCTTGTGCAATTGCAAATGCTTTTGTTGCTTTACTATCTAACGCTGTCTGTATATTACCTGTGACACCATCAACGTAATTTAATTCTTCAGGTGTAGCAGTTATCTGTGTTGTACTTGCAACTTCTAAAACAGGAAGAGTACCTGAAACATTAGGTAAAGTTATTGTTCTATCTCCTGTCGGATTAACTACATTAAGAGTAGTTTCGTGATCGTCAGCAGTTGATCCTTCAAACACAAATGAATTAGTAACACTTATAGTTGATGAATCAATAGTAGTTGATGATCCATTAACTGTTAGATTTCCTGTGATTACAACATCTTGTGAGAAAGTTGTATCACCACCTGTAGCAATTGATATTGCGTCTGTATCTCCAACAGAACCTATTGTTCCGCCATTTGGAATAGTTATACTTGCAATACTACCACTATTTGCAACAAACTCCATTTTTTTACTTGTTGCATTGTACTCTAATATTTTACCATCACCAATAGATGAAATATCAATATCATCATTATCAAGTATTCTTGTAGAACCACCACCGCCAAGTGTAGATAGTTGAACAGAAGTAACGTTCTTAAATCTTAAAAATTCTTCTGTAAGTTTTTCTAAAGTATCAATTGATCTAAGTTTAGATATCTTATCTTTCTCTAACTCATTGGCAACTTTCATTTCTGAAATTTGCTTTGATACTTTTTCTATTATACTTTCGTCATATGCTGGAACTTCTTTAGGTAGTAGATATTCTAATAATCCTGAAGCTGCTTCAATCTCTTGTGTCTTGATTGTATTTGCTTCAACCTTTTTAGGTTCTTTTTTAATCTCAACTTTAGATTCTACTTTCTTTTCTTCAACAGGTTTTTCTTTTTCTTGTTTTAAAGTAGAAAAAAGTTCCTCTAAAGCACCAATCTTAATTTCTTCTTTTTTAACTTTTTCTTCTAGTTGTTCTTTTTCCACCTGTACAGTAGATAAGAAACTATCTAATCTGTTTCCTAATATATCAATTTCTTTTGGTAATACACTTTGAATACCTTTATTAAATTTTTGTTCTTGTAGTTGTCTAATCTGTTTTTCAATATCTTCATCAATTTCATTAACTTCATTAACAACTTCAACTTTTTCAATAGTTGGTTGAGCCGTTAAATCAGGCCATTTCTTATCAAGATAATCTTTAGTTGACATAACTTATCTAGTCACGCTTGGTGTGACTGTTGCTCTTCCTTCAATTCGTCTAGTAACTAATCCGACACTATCAGTCGTTGTTAAGTCCCAAACATATCGACCTTCAGAAAGTCCTGAGGTTATAGTATCAGTCATTGTAATAGAACAAGTACCTGCTGTTGCACTCACAGCCGCAGTTGTAAAACTGTATGAAGTAGTTGATAAGTGAGTCTTCCTCATCTTACAAGTTATTGTTTGACCTGTTAAATCTACGACTGTACCTGTTGAATCTTTAACAGTTAATGTCTGTGTAAAATCAGCGTCTTGGTCAATAGTGATATTTTGTATTGTTGCCATTGGTCAATCTCTCTATATATTTAAACATTTAAATTACTTCTTATATTTATAATATATTTAAAACGCCCAACTGACAAATGAGTATCTAGTACCTTTCGTACATTCTGTTACTTCGTGAGGATACATAAAATTAGAAGGAAACATCAATATATCTCCTGTCTTTAGTTTAATTGTTGTATCTCTACAAGTAAATTCTGAACCTTCGTAATCTTCGTTTAAATTACCTACAATAGACACTAAAGGAACACCTTTCATTTTACCATCAAATATATCGTGTATATGATCGTAATGTTTTCTCATCATAGTCCCTACATTATATCTATTAAATCGAATAGTGGAATAACTACTTAACCATGTTGATCCTGTTTTCTCTCCATCCCAAGAACATATCTTTTGATACTCATCTAATGCTTTTGCAATTGATAGTTTAAGTTTATCTTGTTGATTTTTTGTAGATGGCATTATATCTAATTCTTTTGTAGATTCAGATTTAGTTGTTCTAGTAGTGTAATTATTCCATTGATGTTTTACCCATTGTCGAGTATTACATTCATCAACGATTTGTTTACATATGTCTTTAGATATAGTATTTTTAACTACGATATAATCTTCAATAACATTTGGGTACATTTTTACTTTTTAAACCAACTAGGCAATCCTATGAAAGGTCTTCCGTCATATAGATTTTCTTTTGCCTTTTTAGATGATGAATTGTTATAGTGTAAGAATACTTGACCACAATCTTTACCTTTAAATTCTTCTCGCCAATGTTCTAGTTCACAGCCAGAATATATCAACATATCACCAGGTTCAAGATCAACTTTAATACCTGCCTGTCCGTTTTTACCTGTTGGGTCTAAGT